GTTGATGGATTACTAAGTCCTAAAGTAAAGTTTGAAAGTTCATCTTCAAATCCTAATAAAAATAAATGTACAATTGCAATTTTGTTTAATTCTTGCAACATACTTTTTTGAATTCTATTAATTGTTCTAGCAAAACGAATATCCATTAATGCTAAATTCTTACCATCACCAACAACCTCTTCAAATCCTAAAAATGCTTTTGGAACACGAAGAGCTGTTAATAATTTCTTTTGAATATATTCAATATCGGCAATCTCAGATAAGTTAGTTGCTCCTGGCAATGTTGTAATTGGATCAGGTGCTGCAGGGTCTCTAACAGGAATGAAATAATCTTGGTCAACCGCCATTTGATTAAATCTCATATCTACATTACCTGTATTCTTATCAACAATTTGTTCTCTTTTAAATTTATTGGCGACACGTTGTACGTATGCTTCAACATCATCATCATTCATATTTCCAACAAATACTTTGAACATTCTTCTTTCAGGAGCTCTTGATGTACGATAAATTAACATCGCGTCTTCAGACAACAATAATTGTTTCCAAATTCTTCTTGCTTTTTCTAACATAGAAGTACCATACGGAAGTTTTCTATCATCACCCAATAATCTAAAGTGAGCAATTTCCCATGATTGGAAAGTCATGTTCTTATTTTTCCAAGTAAATTCTAACGCTTTTGGTTTTTCAGGTTTTTCAATATTAACTGTAATTTTTGCACTTGCTCCTGCTTCATGCCTTTCAATTTCAATTGTTGGAAGTTGTTGAACCCCAACAATACCTTTTTCAGGATCAAGTTTTAAGTAAACAAAGTTATCACCATACTTACAAGTGTTTCTTGTCCACATTGGTAAGTTAGTATTGATATCCAAAGAGTTATTAAATAAATCGGCTAATACAGATTTGATACGTTTTGATTCAGAATAAATTTGTAAAATAAATCCGTCTTCATTTGTTGTTGTTGATTCTTCGGCATAGATATCTAATGCTGCTGAAATCTCAGGAGTATACTCCATTGATTCATAATCATACTGAGCAGAAAGTCTTGTTGGCTCATAGTACATTGCTTGAGAATACATATTATTCTCAACCTTAGCCCATTGTGATGATAAATAAAAAGTTTGTTGTGCTTGTAATTTTTCCTTTTCGTATTCATCACGATTAGGTGTACGCAATAATTCTTTTTTATCAAACTTAAAAGTTGGATAATCTTGATTCAACAAAGAATTTGGTCCAAAAGTTTTGGATAAACGTTGCCAAACGGTTAGATTTTGATCACTCATATTGTAATTTTAAGTTGTTACTTTAATAATATAAATAGTTATTTAACCCCAAATAACCATCCATATGTTTCATAGTCTTTTTTTGTCGGACCAGAATTATATTGTCTACTATCTCGTCCCATTTGTGGAACCATTGGATTAAAAAATTCTGAAGAATTTTTATTTTCATTAATTACTGTAGACCAAGAATTTAACATGGCTTTTGTATGATTAACAACTTTTGTGAGAGATTGAAAAGATTTTTCTGCAACATAAATTGCCATAGATATTGCCATAATACAGTCATCGTGATGACCTTTCTGATGGTCAGGTCTTCCATTTACATAGATAAAAGTATTCATTTCATTATACAATCTATGTGAATAAACTTTAAATTCATGTCTAACTGCTTCTTCAAGAGAAGCAATAATTTGAACTCTTTTATTATTAAAATTTATACCAGGAATTTTTTCATTTAATTTTGGGTCATATTTCCACTTATTACTTGTGTCAACATTATCCACATACATACCTCCACCGTATTGTAGTTCTTGCATTTTTCTTGCAGTCGCAACTCCCATTCCACCTGTTAAATCTACAACACAATAAGCATTATACATTGTTCCCCACTTATATGCTATCTCTGCAGTTACGTCTGGTGGGACTTTTCCTACATATTCAAGGACTTGTTCCCTTGTGTCAAAGTCAATTATCTGAATACAACTAAAGTCTTCGGAATCCCCTCTGGAGACATCCACACCCATAACATACTTATGTCCGTTTTCAGGTTCTTTAAATATCCAAAGATTTCCTCCCATCATTTTGGCTTGTGGTTCTCTTACTTGATTTTTAGAAATGTTTTGCATTAAATCGGAATCAAATACGTTATCACCTGAACCTAAAAAGTTACATTCCAACTCTTGAGCAACTCTTCTTCTATCAAATTTTAATTTTTTAACCATTCCTTCAAACCAAGATGAACATGGTTTGTATCCTTGATCCATATAGTCTTTAACTACTTCTAAATCTCTTTCATAAGGATTTTCATTATGTAAACTAACAATAGTATCTTTAGGGTACTCTTCTCTATTTAATAAAAAATGCACTAAATCAGGAGTTTTAACCATATACAAATCTTTTGTATATCTTGGGTCTTTATACCAATACATTTCAGAGATTTTGAAATCATTCATTCCTCTTAATGATTGATCATAAATTTCATAATAGATTGGATCATATCCATTTGGTGTGGATACAACAATAACCTTACCACCCGTAGATAGTGAGGCCATACAGGCAGACCAGAAATCACTATCTGCTTCAATGTATGCAGCTTCATCAAATATCAATATGGTTGGGGTATATCCACGAAGAGCATCCTTTGATGTCGCAACGGCTTTAACCTCACAATCATTATTGAGTTTGAAATGTCTTTGTGAATTTTTTTCTTGTGAGAATCCAATGCCTACCCAAGCAGGCCATTGTTCTGTAAAACCTCTAACTTTATTTGCCATTTCTACGGCAGTATCCAATTTATTGGCAATGATTAGAATTTTTTCTGGCTTACTTTTTTTGGCAAATGCTACTTTTTTTGACGCCCATGCGGCAGTGACTGTAGACACACCTGCTTGTCTATACTTTAATGCTACATTTTCATTGTAAGCATCGTAATCTTCAATCAGTTTAATTTGGTCTGGGAATAAATCTAATGGAACGTATTTGGATACGGTATTATCAAATGTCTGTAAATAAGTACGAAGTGCGTAAGGTGTGTTCCTCATGCACTTCGTAACTTCTATAATTAATTGTTCTTTAGTCACAAAATTTTATTTGGGTCTAGATATTCCCAAACTACCTAAGAAATCATCTAATCCATCCTCATCATCTTCATTATCTTCATCATTTCCGTCAGAATCAATGTCTTTTTCTTCTTTGTAATCTTCAAATTCTCCCTTCATATTTTGAGCTTCTTTCATAATTTCTTCAAATTTTGAAGTTGCCTTTTTTACTTTGGAAGCATCCTCGGAGATGGCGTTTCCTATAATTGCCAAAAATTCTTGAGCAGGTATTTGGTATAACAAGATATGGAACCAGTTTATTAGACCTTTGTTTGATTCGTCAAACATTCTATCAGGTAAGGCAAATCTAAGTTTTTCAACAATTTCAGGGCCTATTCTTAATTGCATTGGTTCGTTAGATAATACATCAACTGCACCTCTAACTTTATCACGAATATCAGGATTTTTAGAATGTCCATGTCTTCCTTTCGCTTCTTCTAACCCTTTAATTATTTCATGACACAATATTGGGAAAATCATTCCTGTTGCAGTAATTTTTGTATCAGGAGTTTCTTCTCCACCTTCACCACCTTCATCTTCATCATCTGAATCACCTAATTCTACTTTACCGGCAATACCTTGTCCTGTTTCACTCATCATTTCAATCATTTGTTCCATAGTAAAATACAGGAAATCATTGATTGCCATAATACCTAAATAATCTCTATATAGAGAAGGGTCAATAGCGTCTAATCTTGCTTTTACTGATGGCTTTTGAAAAAGGTAATGACCTTTTTTTGCTGCTCCTTGAATAATAGCATTTATAATATTTCTCTTATGTTTTTCTAATTCTAATTCTTCTTCATCAGTTAAATCTTCAATATCAAATGACGGGATTTGAGGGTTTTCATTTTCCTCTTCATCATCTTCTTCATCTTCAGGTTCTTCAGGATTAAATCTAAAATTAGAAGTATCAGGCATACCCAATTTAGCATCAATCTGATACCAATCTTCAGG